GGTCATATCCAAGGGCTCTCGCCGATCCCGGCATGACCTGCATCACTCCTCTGGCTCGCCCGTGGCGTGTGGACGGCCCAGTGGCCCTGCAATTAAATCCGCTCTCTAATTTGGCGATGCGAAGCGCTGCATCTACCCATTGAGGCCCCAGCTTTTGGGATGCTTGTCTGGCTACAATTTTCTGAACGGCTCCAGATGCTTTGATGGGGGCGGATCTGTCTGTCCATTGTCCAGTTCTGTCTCGTTCAAAAAACTCTGCCGATGACATCTCCGCCATTGCCGCGCTGCTGGACATAGCCAAAGCAGCGATAAACAAAAAGGCTCGCATGCGTGCTCCTGTTGCTGGCAGGACCGATCACTCCATAGGTCTTGCGGTTGAAGAAGATTGCGTCTTACTTGCCATACTTCCTTTCGATCTCCTCTAGGGTTAGAACCTTCACCTCTGGCAAAGTGACTGGTTTGGATTCATTCAGGATTTTGCTCTTCGCCGCGCCAGCGATTGCTTTTTGGCGTCTCTTTTCTGGGCTGTATTTGCCCCTGTGCTGGCGCAGCGAAACTGACTTCATATTTGTTCCTCCAATAACGCGGTTTTTTGATGTTATTCCTCAAGCCTCGCCACTTGCGCGCCACGCTGCTGGTTCTGGTACTTGCCCCTGTACGGCAACTCTGTCGGCTCCGGCAGCATATGGAACACCACTTGAGCGATAGGTGATCCGGACTCGATCATGATCTCGCTATATCCATGATTGGTCAACTCTAGCGTCAGCCATCCCTGCCAGCCGGGTTCGATGACCGTATTCTGCACTGCGAGCCCCATGCGAGCCCATGTCGATTTGTCGTGAACGAATCCGATAATGTCGTCGTGCATGGTGAAGCGCTCCACGGTTGACGCCAGCGCGAACGCGCCCGGCCTCAAGAGCAACCGCTCCGCAACGCGCACGTCATAGCCCGCAGGGCCGAGGCCATAAGTCATGCCGTTCGCTACAGACCTCTCCACGAAGGGGTCAACTGGCTTAATCTCTCTGAGCATTTTTGGAGTTAAAATCATGCTCAACGACCTCTCTTGATTTTATTGTCATTCGGATATTGCCAAGAATTTGCCCTGTGGACGGCATAGACGCATGTGGAATGATCGCGCCGCATCAGTTCTCCGATTTTCGGATACGACCATCCACGAGTGTGCAGTAGCCAAGTGACTGCACGCCGACACATGCAGACACGGTGCCTGCGCCCCCTTCCCACCACTGCGACCCAAGAGACGTTGTAGGCCAACAAGATTGACGAGACAGAAGCCCTGATGCTTGGCGAAACAATTGGCAGCCCGTACATCAGCATTGCAACATGCCGCTGCTCTTTTCTCGTCGTGCCTTGTTCAATTTTTGGCGGCCTCTCGACCCTTGTGACGGGCGCAGCCTTTGGCACAAGGCGGCTCTTGACTGCCGCATAATGCGCCCGCTGTTCCTCGATATTCATTCCACCCGTTCCCCTGCAACCCGATCACGAATGTACTTACGAAGCATCATCTCCACCGAGCTTGCCACGTCGTACTCCGACCAGACATCGGTCGGGTTGTCATGCGGACGATCCATCGCGGAGCACCATGCTTCCCACAGTTCCGGATTGGCTACGTGGCAAGGCTTATTGCTCGCTCCCTCCAGCGGGAGAGACAGTAGAAGATCCATCGCAGTCAGTGGTCCCATTTTTCATCTCCGATGCAAAGGCTAGGTAATTGATGGCGTCCAGATAGTTGTCGCGCTTATCTCGATTTCCGGACATGCGCGCGAGTTTCGTGGCCACAAGGATCATGGCCACTTCGTAATTCGTGAACCTCACCCCAGTCGCCAGCGAAGCAATGACGGCGATCTTGGTAAAGTTGTCCTCAATCCCTCCGTAGTCTTCACCGCGCTCGCCAATCAGGCGCGCGCACTCTTTAAGCGTTTCGTGCGGATCCATTTACCGTTCCTCCAGAACGCGGATCTTGCCGATAAAGGCACAGTTTACGATGTTTGTGCCGCGCAGCTTGTATTTTCCAGCAGATTGGAAACGATCCTCTGCGTCATAGTAGTATTCATCGACAATGATGAAGTCATTGCGATGCAGGAGTTCGTAAAACTCAACGATGTTTGTTACGCCCTTTATTTCGCAGGTCATTTGATGGACGGGTTTACCTTGGTTTGACGGCATGTGCATGGTCAGAAGAAACTTCATTTCATCTCCTTAACTAAAGGATGGGCCAATCATACTCGCCGAGGAAGAAGACCGTCAAGGACAAAATGTCTCGCATTTGACCACACAGACAAATTGTCTTAGGTTCGCCCACGATAAGGGGTGATGCATGGCTGCGGTGAATTGGGACTTGATTGAGCAGATTGCTCATGAGCTTGGGGTGACGAAGTACGCCACCGCCAAGTGGCGACAGCGTGGACAGGTGCCCTACAAGTGGCGGCTGCCGATTGTCTTAAAGTCAGACGGGCGGATCCGCTGGGAGCAGTACCACAAGATGGACAATCAGCGCCGCAGGGACGTTAACTGAGCCTTCGCGTCTTCCTGTCCGTGCGCCACGATTACTGTCTGGCCGATTGAGGTCAGATACTCTCGCCAGTCCTTTTGCTTCTGGCTCAGCGTGCCGCCGTCTACGCGCTTCATCTCAATCCACACCATCCACGCAGGGATAAAAAGGTCCGGGACGCCAGCCGTCGCGCCCTCGGCCTTCAATCGCGCTGCGGTGGCCGCCGAGCGGGCCCCGCCATTGGGAATGGCGAAGATCCGCACGCCGGGATGATTCTTGCGGAACCAAGAGACAAACTCACGCTGCTCAAGGTGTTCGCTCAAAACGGAATCTCCTGCGTCCACTTCTCGCAAGCGTCTGCCGTTGCGGCAAACTCAGGCGGTGGCGTCATGTTAAAAACGATGCACTCGCCCTTCAGGCTGTAGTTCTCGCATGTATGGCAGCAGCGCGGCGGACCGCTCTTGATCCACTCGCGCCACGCAGCGACAAATTCGGGCTCAGGCGGTCTCTCTGACATTCCACTCCCTCTTGATTACGCGAAAATACTTCCCATCGAGGCGGTATTCAATCTGCTTTGGTGGCCGGCCAGCATTCATTTCTGTGGCGATGAAGTCAAGGGATTGCGTGTGGAACGATGCCCCAACGTCAAGCACTCCTGCAATTCGAGCTAAAAAACGCAACTGCTTCGCCGCCTTGTCTCCAGCGTACCCATCATATCCGATTGTCAGGTACTCCGTCACTGGCGGGTCAGACAACGCGCCGTAGTATGTCACAGCGAGCATTTCCTTGCCGCTCGCGCGGCTGATGTGCTTGCGCCAGCGCCACGCGGATACGTCGAAAACGGATCCGTCCATCCCCATGATGTCAACGTCGGACAGCTTCCACTTCTTCGGCGGAGGTGGCGGGAATGCGGCGCCGCATGACGGGCACTCTTTTGCGCTCGGGTGGCACAGCTCGCCGCATGCCTCGCAGACCTTCACTGGCGGCTCTCCAGACGCCTCCCCTTTCTTCTTGGGGGGTCTGACTGCGGTAATGGGCCCATGCGTCTCCACGACGCCCGCAAAGTCGAGGATGAGGCAGTGGTCCGTGTGCGACTTTGGTCGCATGCCACGGCCCGCCATCTGCACGTACAGGCTGGGGCTCATGGTGGGGCGCACCATCGCGATCAGGTCGATGTCCGGGTAGTCAAAGCCGGTCGTCAGGACGTTGGCGTTCGTGAGCGCTTGGATCTTTCCGGCCTTGAAGTCGTTCAGGATCTGCTCGCGCTCGGCCTTTGGTGTTTTGCCCGTCACGCACTCGGCCTCAATGCCGCAGTCACGGAGTATCTGCGCCATGTTGTTGGCGTGCTTGACGCCGGTGCAGAAGAACAGCCACGCCTTGCGGTCGCCGGCACGCTCGATGACCTCGCGCACAACGGCCTCGTTGGTGAGCTTGTTGTCCACGGCGGCCTGTAGTTCGGACTCGATAAAATCGCCGCCGCGCTGATGAACCTTGGACACGTCCAGCTTGTTCTCGGTGGTCTTGCTCCGCAGCTTGGCGAGGAAGCCCTTGTAGATCAGCTCCTCGATGCTGACCGAGTCCAGAAGGGCGTGAAACAGCGCAGGCTCATCTGTGATGAGCCCATGGCCCAGCCGGTACGGCGTGGCGGTGAGCCCCACGACACGCAGGCGCGGATTGATGTCGGTCAGCTCCCGGATCAGTTTGCGGTAACCGCCCTCGTCCTTGTGGGACACGAGATGGCACTCATCGATGATCACCAGATCGATGTGGCCAACTTCTGAGGCCCGGTCACGAATGGACTGAATGCCCGCGAAGGTGATCGGCTCCTCCAGATCCTTGCGCCGCAGGCTGGCCGAGAACACGCCCAGCGGAGCGCCGGGCCAGTGCTGGAGCATCTTTTCGGAGTTCTGCTCGATCAGCTCCTTGACGTGCGTCAGCATGAGGATGCGCGTCTCCGGATAGGTCTGGAGCGCCCCCTTGCACAGGGCGGCGATGATGTGGCTTTTGCCTGCGCCGGTCGGGAGGACGAGGCACGGATTGCCGCCGTTGCCGGCCTCGAACCAAGCGTAAAGCTCGTCTATGACGCGCTGCTGATAATCGCGGAGTTTCATGGTTCGCTCTCCACCGATTTCCATGCGTTTAGAATGTAGATCCTAGTGGAGCGAGCATGGCTTCGAGGATCTCTCATGGGCCTGTATTGAGATGTCGGGATCAATACTTTCTTTTTTATCAAGGTGTTTATAAGCGATCCCCATGCGTTGGGGTGATTGGGCTCAAGCCCCAACTCAGTGAGAGTTGCGCGAATGTCTTCTCCTGTGAGAAGTTCGCCTTCCCTTCCTTTTAAAACTTCACGCAGTCGATTTCGCACCGCCTCCATCCAAGGCAGGTTGGAGGCAGCAACTTTCTCCATCCCGTCTTTTTTATTTTGCATCGATTTTTCGGCATCAAATTCAATCATCCGAGCCTCCTTTTTAGGATCTAGATAGTCACTTCACCACTTTTGCGCCGGGCCATATCTCACGGATCTTCCCCACCGCCTCGCTGGCGCAGCCCTCTGGATTGATGACGATCTCGGTGGACGAGAACCCACCCTCGCCGTTCACGACCGGCTTGCCGTTGATGATGTAGGTCGCCGACCATTGATCGGGCCTTCCCAACGAAACTTCCCACGGCACCATGTCCGGATGCAGGACATGCGCGTCGCAACCCCTTAATTGATACTCAAATGGTATGCCGTCAGCATCAAAGCGCTCGCACTTCCATGTCGAGTCCTCTTTCGAGGTCGAGTGCGCGCAAGTGCGACAGTTGATGTGCTGCGTCGGTTGCTTCTCGTGGCACATCTCTCGTGCCGGGCAGAACCTGCATTGATACCATGTTGGGTCAGTTGAAATCGGCGGCGGCATTTCATCCGACAGCGCCAGTCTCTTGCCGCGAGCGATCAACTTTTCTGCGGCCTCTTTGTCGAACTTCACGCGCTCGGTGTAGTAGCGGTCGTCGTCTTTGCAGACCGCCACATACAGCGCCCGCTCAATAAAAGTTCCAGCCATGTAAATTTGCATCTGCGCCCAGTGTTCGGGCTTTGCTTTCAGCACACCATCTCTCTCTAGGGCGTCGAAGCTCTTTTTGTTGTGTGTCTTAAATTCAGCGATGTGTCGCGTCTGCGGAGCCTCGGGCACGCCACCCTCAATAATCGCGTCGGCGCTGCCAGAAACGTGCGACCCGAAGTTCACGTTCGCCTGTCGCTTTGAGAAATCGACGCCAACCAGCGCGAGATCCTCCATGATCACGGCCTCCTCGCGATGGCCTCGCCGGAACAGGCGCAGCATGCGGCCTGAAAACTTCTCTCGCGCAGCCCACCGGAACGACAGCCAGATCCAGCGCTCGCATGCGTGACCGAGCATCGATGCGCCGAGATGCGGGCGAGGGCGATCAGGCTTCTTTTCGTGCGCCTGATCTATTAAGAGCGCGATGTCGTTTCTAGGCGGCGGTATCGGAGCCATTCTTTTGCTCTCCCTTAACGGCGGCTGTCATGTTGCCGCTTACGTATTGCTCAACTGTTGTGAACAGTCTTTCACATGTCCTACATTTGCGCCGACGGAATGTTTTTCCATCATGCGAGCGCGTCATGGTCACGCCGCTGCGTGTGTCGTGACAGTTGGGGCAGTGGATCCCTATTTGATTGTATTTGTCGGGCATGGCGATGTGTCCTGTTCAGAGAGAGCTTTGCTCGCTATCTCCTGCGCGTAATTCAAACTGTTGGCGTTGAGTATGAGGCCGAGAGCTTCGCGTGCAGAGCGCCCGCATGACGCGACAAACTCGTCTTTGTAGCAATCGCCATCACCGCAGCGACAGGCGTATGTTTTCAGCGCTTCCCGCAGCCGTGCGTTCTCGGCGTTGAGGCGTTCAATCTCGTCGGCGCACTCAGAAAGTGAAACAGGCTCTGGCGCGTTGACTACTTTCACGACTTCTCCCCATCCCTGCACCGGAGGTTCCCACCGGTCCCAAGCTCTAAGTCTGTTTAGAAAACTGCTCATCCCTTCTTCTCCTCTCCAAGTGCGGCGCGGGCTTTGTTGCGTATCATCGTTCCAACATAACTGGTCTTATTGTTCGTCATTTCGGCGGTCCATTTTTCAATCTGCGTGAGCGCCTCCCGCAGCCGCGCGTTCTCAACGCGCAGGCGTTTGATCTCGTCGGCGGCTTCGTCTGGCAAGCCTGATATGTGATCTTCGTCATCGCGTAGAATAGAGTCTCGCAGTCGCGTTACTATGTCATCGCTCATCACTTCCCCTCTTCCCCCAAAGGCCGGCGCGGGCGACATCATGAAACCATTCAGTCCCCTCGTCAGGGTCTGTGTCAGCTATGCGCTCCAGCGCCTCACGCAGCCGCCCAACCTCTTGCCCCAGCGTCACGATGTCGAGTTGCTGCTGGGCGATGTATTCGCGCATGGTCTCGTTTGCCTGTCCCAGTCTGATGATCTGATCTTCTAGGTAAATGTTGTGATACTCCCGCGCGTTCATGTTTCTCTCAGCCTTCTCCAACGCATCCGCAGCGCGATGCGCGGCCACGTAGTGTGCCGGGTACGAGCGCAGTTCCTTTATAAGATCGTCTGTCATGACTTTCCCCTTCGCGTTGCCGGGGCCAAAGCCCCGGCACTTTTAGATCAGCGAGCCCACGGGGGCGCGGAGGAAGGCTTCGCCGCCGGAGCTGGCGCGGGGGCAGAGACAGCAGGCTTTGATCCAGCCGCCCCAAACCCGCTCACTTCGTTCTTGTCCCCGTACTGAGGATCGCTCTTGATCTTCAGCTTGATCTTCAAGTTTGCGCCGATGAGCTGATCAGTGTTGCTCAGGCGAGGGACGCCAATCGCCTCCATGATTGAGCGAAGCTGCTGGCGGCCAATTTCTTCCGCCTTGGGATTGGCGTTCTCCGTGTTGATGTTGCCATACACAACTCGGCCTTGGTGCGAGGGCCCGGTGATGTCGTAGCGAATGGCAATGTACTGGCCCGTGCCAGCCTTCGTCTGCTTCAATTCCGCACTGTGAATGGTCGCCGTGTACCATCCAGCCGGAACGCAATCGTAATTTCCACCAGACGGAAGGTCGTCAGCGAGGAAGGTTTTTCCGAGGTCGGCCATGCTTATTACTCCTTTGCGATGGTGAAAGAGGGTCGTCCGGGGGTCGTCGTAATCGCCCCCAAAAGCGGTGTTGTGATCGTTGGATCCGCCGCATCCCACGCCTTGGCGTTGATCTCCGGCTTCCAGCGAAACAAGTTTGCAAGGTGCTCGTACACGCCGGCCTCGACAGCGAGTTCGTGTAGCTTGTCGGCGTCAATCTTGCGATTGAGGCGACCGACAATTTTCACTTTGTAGCCCTCGGCGGTCCAATTCTCTGTCCCGTCGAGGGTCTCGGGGACGCGGAGCGCCCCGATCAACTGGTCCTCAATGGAGCGGCGAAGCTCGATGGCCTCACGCTCGGCCTCCTTGGCTGCGAGCCACTGGGCGGAGAGTTCGGCGATCATAGCCCCTCCCCCTCGGTGAACTCGACGCGGATGCAGGCAATTCGAGTGCTGTCTGCGCTTTCATTTGCTATCGCTTGCGAGGGGTGCGAAGAACTGTCGTATCCTTCTTCATCATTATAAAAGTTAATCCATACTTCGTGCTTTATCGGCACGTTCACGAGGTCGTAAGGGCCTTCTCTGTCAAATTTGACACGACCATTCGCATAACGCCCCCTGATTTCTTCGATTCCGTCATCACGCAATACGGCGATGAGGACTGGAAACTCAGACTGGACGTCAGTCGCCAAAATTCGAACCTTCGCCGGCC